TCAAATATGGAATGTTGATTATCCTAATTATGGGGGTAAGGTTCAGTATAACGGTATAATAACACTCAGTGACAGTAGCGCCGGTCAAGTTAGTTTTTATACAGAAGATGGTTATTTCCGGAATGGTTTTGATGGCAATTTATCCCCCACAGTCCACCCCTATGCAAATAATAACGCCATCTACAATGCAGAATTCAGCTATTGGGTGAATGTTGCTCCAAGCGTCTAAAATTAATAGTGATATGACAATTAAAGATAAAAATAGATTGATTAAATTCGTGGAAGACTACGATAAGATCCACGATCAGATGGATCTAATGCAAGAGACGATCAATGATTTGGTCAAAAAACGAAACGCACTTGTAGATCGCGTTGATGAGCTAAAAGATAAAGAAAAGGCTTTCTTTGAAGAGCTCGTAGAAAAGTACGGTGCGGCAGCTGTGACTCCAAATAAATTAATGGAAATTGCTAGATGCTCGCCTTAAAAAATATAATCTCTTGGATCTTAGATCCTAAGAACCGTTCTCTTATAGTATCGGTTGCATTCATAGTCCTATTATTCTTTTTACTATCCATGTGTAATCGTGCAGCTGGGTTAAAGAGGGACATAGAAAAAAATAAAGAAGAATCGCAAAGGATTGTTAATAATTATGAGGCTTCACAGGACACTATTAAAATGTACCAAAAGGATAACGGTACTTTAGTTGGTAAGATTCAAGGATATGAAATAACGGTAGGTGAGTTAAAGAATAATTACAAAAAACTTTTTGGAGAATACGAAGATTTAAAGAAGAGGCCTCCAATTACTATAACAAAGGTAGTTACTGTGATCAAGGATAGTCTCATAGATGTAGCAATTAATTCTGTGGGAGACAGTACAGGAGGAGAACTCGAATTTTCAGACTCTACATTTTTCTCTGAAGGTAATTGGAGAAATCTTTCTGGTAAAATTCCTTATTCGTTAGACAATAATATATCTAACCCAGTAGTTCCAGGTAACGGTTCTTTTGAAATTGGACAGAGTATTTCTCTTTCAACAATATTGACAAAAGATAAGGAAAGTGGTAAAATTATGATAAGAGTAGAAACACCTTATCCGGGAGTTACTTTTTCTAGCATTCAGGGTGCTAGTATTTTAGAGGATGAGGAGAATAAAAAAGTGTGGAGGCAAGCAAGAAAAACTTGGGGAGTAGGTATTAATGCAGGTTACGGTGTTCTCTTGGATATAAAAAATTCAAATGTGTCTTTAGGACCGTATTACGGTGTAGGCATAACTTACTCACCAAAGTGGTTGCAGTGGGGGAAATAAATAAGATATAATGGAATCATCTAGGTACATACAGTTATCAGATCAAATTTTACTTGAATACATTTACACGGATCAAGGAGACCCGGCTGAATTCGATACGGCCACTTATCCTGTAGAATTGATGGAAGATGGACACAATAATAGTATGTACCTTTTTAATACTGAGGGTGTGTCATCGACAATGGGTAATTACCGAGATATTTCTGCTGTCTCTGTGAGTAGTAAAGATGCACAGTATGCATTCTTGAATACTGGTGTTGGTGTTCCCTACAATGATTACGATTCTGAGCTGACTGACAGTGTTAATTTATTACAGGCATTTGCACCTAACATTGATGCTGTGTACGATAGCGTTAAGATTCACTTTATAGCAGGTTTTAACTTTGAAGGTCAGTATGACGGTATTATTTTTGAAATTCAAGCAAGTAGACGAGACGGCTATCTTATCAATATGGCTTCTATCAACTTTCTTAAGAGCGATACTCCCGTCTTTAATGCGGACCCTCTTTTAATGGCAGATAAATTATATGCTTCATACATAGAATTTAGGGTACCTTCTTTGTACTGGATGTTAAACACATTTGATAAAAATGATCCTAATGGATTTGCTTATAGGTTTACTCAGGGACAGGGCTTCATTGGAACCAGTCCCATAACGATAAAGGCAAAAGGCATTTATGAAACACTTAACGAAAACGGCTATTCTATTTACAATGTACAGGACATTAACATGGCTAAGATTAATGCCCGAGACATATATGATAATCTTTACGCAGAAGTAAAAGAATCAGATTCTGGTGATTACTTTGAATTATCCGGGCAAGTTATAGGATCCACTCTTTCAAATTTTATAGCCACTCTTAACAGTCAGGGTAATGGAGACTATATGATATTTCACCAGATCATTTTGAGTGAGCAAATAGGTCTAAGTTTTGTTAAGACTAGTGAACAGATGTTCACACAGACTCAGGATTTTGATTTACCCATTCTTTATAGGCCGATCATTCAGCACAGTTCGGTCGCGGTTTCTTTTGCAATTAACTATACCATGAGACTTTACAATAAAGCTGACAGTACACAAATAATTAAACAAGCTCGCTACGTCTCTTATGATCCTAAGAAGTACGGTAGAAGAATTATGCAAATAAATTTGGGTACAGTACCTACAATAGCTAAGGTCTATAATGAGTTAGGAGATGATAGTGGTAACCAAATAATAGTTGGAGGAACTGTTGCCAATACCGCAAATAGTAGTGAAAAAATAGCAGAAAAATTAGTAGTGTTGACTCGTTACAATACTACCTTTAGGGATAGGATAAATGTGAAAGCATCTATTTCTTCTGTGAAGGTTCAAAATATAACTGGAAATAATGGCACATAGAACTAGAACTGATGTTACATCATCAGTAGCCTTAAGTGGTTTACTCACTCAAATTGCTCAAGCTAAAAAACAAAATGAAATTTATCAAAGATTTGTTAATTTAGCGGTAGATAATGCCCCTCTTCCTCAGGGAGATGGGACAATTAGGATTTCACCTTTTGATGATTATATTCTTTTCACCCTTTATGATGAAATTGATGGTAATGACACACCCATAGATTTTTCTAATGTTGGAAGCATCTTTATAAGTTTCATAGGTGAAAACAATGAGATAAAAATACCGTATCACACTAATGTAGAAGAGTTAGATTTATCTAATGGGCAAGTTTTGTTCAGAATTAGTGGGGAAGATGGTAAAAAAATTCTGGCCTTAGATAATGATAATTTTTATGTGTCAGTACAGATGATAAGTGAAAACGGAGATACTTCAGATGAATCTGTGATTTACACAGGAAAATTTTTATCTCTTACGGATGAGGCTCAGCAGAGTATGACTGATAAGTATAATGAACTCTTACAAAAAAGTATTGAAAGTAGCACAGCATACGAAGATCAAATTTCAACTCTTAATGCTGATTTGGCCACAGCCAATCAAAAAGTTACAACACTAGATGATAGAGTAACCTTATTATTTACAAGTAATCAACAGCTTACAAATGAGTTAGCTGATTTAAGTAAAGATTTAACATCTCAGGCCATCACAGCAGCTCTTGATGCAGCAGCAGCCGCACAAGCAGCCACAAATGTTACTACTACTGCTCTTTCAGATATAGCCACAAATTGTAATGTTAGTAGTTTAGAAACGAATATGATTTAAACTATGTTATTAAGTGCAAGAAATAATCAGTTCATATATAACCTACCAAGAACGTTCATTCCTGACCACCTTGTAGAGAAGTACAAACCGTATCTTAATAAGATGCCTGGTAATATGATAACCGAACCCATAGACTTTTTAAATTATGGCATCCAATCTTTAAATTTACCAGGGCCAGCATTTGATCCTGTTGAACAGATAGACTATCCTGGTCACCACAGAAAGTGGAGAAGTAGCTTACCCTTGTCTACTACAAGAGATCCTAAAGAAATGACTCTTACAATGCAGGCATTTGACGGGTATGTTAATTATTGGATGGCTGTAGAGATTTTTGATTATTATTATACCCGAGATGGATCAATTGCCTATGTCCCTGAGGGTATAGGTGTACAGATCATGGATTCTGAAGGTATCGTATATGTGACAGCCAAAATGAATAGGATGTTATTACAGAGTGTGTCTGCATTAGATCTTAATTTTTCAAGCAATACGGTAGAATTTCAAACCTTTGATATGACATTTGTTTACAATGATCTTGAAATAGTTGTTAACCTAGACTAATAAATATAAAAACAAACCTACAATGGAAACATTTTTAGAACATATAAATAAGCAGGCTGACTCCAAACTCTTTGAACAATACATATTAGAATCTGAAGAGTGGACAGATGAACAAGAAAAAATGGTAGACGAAGTCGTTGAGAAATTTATGGCTGACCACAAAGATGGTAAAGACTTAGAAGTTACTATGGATGAAATAATACAGGAAGGTCTGCTTGGTTCAATTTTAGGAGGCCTCACTGGTTTTGCTTTAGGTAAATCAGTTGGTAAAATGCTTGCAAAAGTTTTAGGCATCCAAAAGGGAGTATTTTATGATCTTTTAACAAGTCGCTTGGTGGGAGCTGCATTAGGAGCAGCTGTTGGTAAGAAGTTTTAATTTTTTATGATACAAATCGGTATTGACTTTTCTATAAATAGCCCAGGAGTTTGCATCCTAGATTCTGAAGGTTACCATTTTATTTCTTTTTTTAATTACGGAGGACGTTCCTTAGATAAGAAGATACTTAAGGCATTTCAGCTTCATTTTGATTTAGATGAAAGAGGAATAATAACTAGTCAACTCTATAATCGATGTGTAAAGACCAAAGAATTTTTGTATCGTGAACGTGAGAAAATGGAAGATGCCGGAAACTTATCACACATCATTTGTGAAAAACTTACAGAGTGGGATGTAGGGGGCACTCAAATTTTTATAGAAGGTTTTTCTTATGGTTCTAAAGGTAATTCTTTTATTGATATCATTCAGTATAATTCGTTCTTAAGAAAGGCTTTAGTTAATCTTTATGGTAAGGATAATATTTCTGTTTTTCAACCTTCTAATGTTAAGAAGACAGCAGGCAAAGGCAATGGAAATAAACATTTTATGATTAAAGCTTTTCAGGATAATGTCTTAGCAGACAAAGAATTAGAAAAAACTAAATTATGGAATTGGATAAAGAATAAAGATTATTCAGAAAAGATCCCATGTCCCTTATCAGACATTGTAGATGCATACTTTATCTTACAAACAGGAATCTTGAATGCTTCTAGTTAATACTATACTTTCCTTTCGAGGAATCAGTTAATTTTATATTGAAGAGTTGTTATTTTGTTTCAGCTACAAGAAAAAAAAATTTAATAAAATTAGAGCAATAGGAAAACGTATCTTTTTGATTAAAGATAATATCACAGAAACTGCGGCAGGTATCATTCTTCTGACTAAAGAAGGACACAACTTACCGCCTTATTGTGGTACTATTGTAGCAGTAGGAGATAAGGTAGAAGACCAAGATTACCAAGAAGGCATAAGAGTTCTCTTTCATGATTTTGCAGGCTTTGAATTTGAGTACAAAGATAAAAAGTATTACAGCATCCGTGAAAAAGATGTGGCAGGTATTATTGAAAAAAATATAACAATAGAGTGAAACAAATCCTCTTTGTGAATATATAATAAACAAAGGAACTGATACTCAGGGACTTTGCTAAACGGCATTAACATAGGCAAGTATTACGGCACTCACAAGGCAGTTAAATAGGCTTCGCTATGTGTTAATCCAAAATTAATAACATAAAAAAAGGCAAATATTATGGCTAATGAATTCGACATTTTTAATGTAAGTGTAAATGATCTTGACACTGGAGAAGCTCCCACTAAAGGAAGCGATTTATACACTCCTAAACCAGATCAAGGACAAGACGGTGTTTACCGCTCTTTAATTAGGTTCTTACCGAACCCAACAAATCCCAGAAAACCTTTCGTAAGAAAATTCGTTTATTGGTTGGAAGACCAAGACGGAAATGGCTTTTATGTTGACTCACCGTCAACAGTTGGTGATAAATGTCCAGTACAGGATATGTTCTTTAAGCTGAGAAATTCAGAATCAGCAGTAGATAAGAAGATGTCAGACTCTCTAAAACGAAGAGAAAGTTTTTACGCTTTAGTACAAATCGTAAAGGATCCTCAGAACAGAGATTTAGAAGGACAGATCAAAGTTTACAAGTTCGGTTGGAAAATTAAGACAAAAATTGATGAAGAGCTCAATCCACAATTCGATGAGCCAACTCAAGTGTTTGATCCTTTTGAAGGAAAGAACTTTGAACTGGTAATTTCAAAGAAGGGCGGCTTTCCAAATTACGATTCTTCTAAATTCCAAGGTACTAAATCAGCAATGACCATTGAAGGCGAGGCTGTTACGAACACTGACGAAAGTAGAAAAGCAATTCTTGGATATTTAAAAGATGCTCCAGATTTAAGTAATTTTGATTATCATGTTTGGACAGATGAACAAAGAGGTAAAGTAATGAATGTACTTTCTCAGTTCGTTTCACCAGGAGCTTCTATTAATGTTGTAACAACACCTACTGAAACCGTAGCTGCTGCACCAACAACTCCAAAGGAAGAGAAGAAACCAGAACCTGTAGCTGCTACAGAATCTAATGATAATCTTGATGATTTTATCGCGGGTTTAGACCTATAAGATAATGACAGAAGAGATTTTAATATCTTCAGATCTTAGGGCCCGAATTATCGATAAGATAGCTCGGGT